CTGCGGGAAGGACGACGCCCCGGCGAAGTACAGGCGATCCTCGTAGAACGCCGAGCACGCCGGCCAACCCGTCGTGTTTGACCACACTCCCATGCGCCAATTAAGTTTCGCGTTCGTGTTGGTGAGCGTCGACAGCACCGTGGCGTTGACGTGTGTCGTGTCGGTGAACGCTGTGATCTGTACGTAGCCCCAGGTCGTGCCTTCTTGGAGCCGAATGAGCCGTCCGACATCAGTCGACACGAATCCTGCGCCGCCGTTGATCCCCGTCGTCGCGCTGGCGGTGATTGTGATGTTTCCTGTCGCCGCGCTCGGCGTAAGCGTTGTCGTTGTTTTGTTCAACACGTCGTACGGCCCATCGGTGAACACCAGCGGCGCAATCGACCACGACAGAGCCGAAGCGCGCGTGAGTACTAACGGGTTGGCGCTCGGGTGCGTGATATACACCGCGTCCGCCGACTGCGTGAATCGTACCTGACTGATGGGGTCAGCGAACAAGCCGGTGCCAACCTCAAATATCTTCGCCATACTACCGGACGTGAACGTGCCGAAATTCGTCGTGTCGATCTTCGTGTAGATCGGATCGAACAGATTGCCTTCTGCTGTCCACAACTCGAACGTATCGGCGGTTGAATTCCTTACTTGAACTTCCATGTTGTTCAACTGCGTCATGCCAAGTACGTCGTGCAGTTGAAGACGAGCGTTGTCGACGTAACCGTGCGCGACCTTCGTCACAACGCCAGGGTTCGCCTTCGTGATAGCCGTGATGCTCTGCGACGCTTGCGTCAGGATGCCGTGATCCGTGTAGAATCGAATCGCGCCGTCGAAATTGTTGTACTCGAGAACGTACGTGTCGGTCGTCGAGAACTGAAACGGGAAGAGGCGCGTCGGCTTGTCACTGTACTTGCACTGATGCAAGAACGCCGTACCTGGGCGGCGCGTCCACGGTCCTTGAACGAGCGGGAGCCCGTTCAAGCACACGAACATGCCGTGGTCGTACTTGTCGAAGTCCTGGCGCCCGAGCAGCAGGCTGCTTAGTTCGCCTGAGTCGAATGCGTTCTGGATCTTGGAAGCGCGTGCCATCTACAGTCTCGCGTTGACCCACGAGTCTTCGGGGAAGCGCTGCGCCGGTTTCTCGATGGCGCCGATGCGCTTCGCTTCGCCGATGGCGAAGTTGTAGTCCTGCATGAGCGAAGTCTTCAGTTCCGTGCTGCCGGTGACTTCCTTGCAAGTGTCGTGCGCCATCTTGCTCGCGACTGCCTCGCGGAACAGCGGATCGTACGCGTTCGGGTCGAGCACCTTGGCGATGTAGCGGATGTCCAGGGGTGACGCATCGGCTGTCACGATGAACGTGCCCTCGCCTTCCGCGCCGCCCTCTATGCGCCAGTCGGTCGCCTGGTTGCTCTCGTCGTCCCGCATCAGCTTCAGGAAGTCGTTCGGGATGCTGTAGCGGTTCCAGTCGCCCCACTCCGTCTGCGAGCCGTCGGCCGCGATCGACGCGCGCCGGATAGAGAACCCCCAATCGTACCGACGAAGCTCCGCGTCGCGAATACGATCGTAGGCGAGGTTCATCGTGCGAGCGTTGGGATGGTCTTGATCGACCGACTCGAGCTTGCGCGACACACCGAGTTTCTGGAGCGCCGCATTGTAGATGCCTACTTCGGACGCAGCCATGCGTTACCTCCGGTTCATGCCGCGCGGGGGGCTGGCAAGGAAAGGGTTCTGTGCCATTGACGTAGGACTTCCCGCCACCGCTCCGCTGTAGATCAGGTTGGCAGCGTTCCCGGTCAAGACGAAAGGACCGACACTGGCAGGGACGACGTAGCCGCGCTCGAACGCGCTGGCGACCCCGGTTTCGACGAACGTCCCGAGGGCCGCGCTAACTACACGTCCCACAAGTAAGTTTATCACGTTGCCCGTCTCGGCGAACGTGCCCTTGGCGGCCGTCAGGTTGTAGGTGCGCGGGAAGGCCGCCGCGTTGCCCGTCTCGACGAACGTGCCCTTGACCGCCGATACGACGTAGCCGTGCAGCAGGTTCGCCGCCTTTCCTGACTCGACGAAGGCGCCAGTGGCCGCCACGAGATCGTCGTTGTGCTGGAGCGCCGCGGCAATGCCCGTCAGGACGAACGTGCCCATGTCCGCCGTCAAGACATATGTGTTTGAAGACGCGGGCGAAGCGTGCGGGAACTTGAAGTACTTCGAGCGTAGCTGTTTGAAACTCACCGCAGAGACTCCCCGAAGCCGCCTCCGCTACCATGCACGCCCATGTAGTTCTGTAATACGGTCCCGTTCAGATTCTTGCTCAACTCCATCCACGGATTCAGGTCCGTGGTGAGGCCGCTCGTCAAGGCAAAGTCCGACGCCGCGCTCGATCCCGTCCGGGCGGTGTACGTTGTTCCAGCCGTGGGCGCGGCGGCGTGCGCTCCAACCTCCAACACGAGGCGGTACAGTTGGTCGATTTGGAGGGCTGTGATGGCGCTTGCACTAACAATCCTGGTCGAAGCCGTTGTCCCAAACTCCGTGCCGCCAGTAAATACCGAAAACAGCGTGCCAAGCGACGCCAAGCCAAGTATATCAAACGCGCGGAGGCTGCACGCAATCGTGCAGTTCGCTGTCGTCGCGCTCTCCAGAAATCGTTGCACCATCGAGAACGTGATCGAAGTGTCCAACTTCGCAGGCTTGAACACTTGATTCGACACGAACTGATAGCAGAGAATGTCCTGCGTAGTCGTGATCGGGACGGTAATGGCGCTCGAATCCGTAAGGGTGGTCAACGCCCCCTGCCGACTTTTAACGTCCATCGGGCGGCGTATGGCCTGCCCCGTCTGCTCCCATCCAGCGTCGAAGCCTGGATTGTTAGGTGTGGCTATCGCTCCGCTTGCGTGCAGGTAGAAACGCGTAGCCACATTAGTTTTCCGAACGCCCGCAGTAGATGTGCCCGGTCAGGTTGTTCGCGGCGTTCGAAGCGCTGAACTTCGCCGTGAGGGAGAGTGCGGTGTCCGCGGTTAGGTCGACCGTAACCGCCGCCGGAACTGTGGTGCCAGCGGAGTGCATGGGCACGACGAGGCCGTAGTTCGTAACCGTTCCGAATGTCGGAGCGACGCCGTTGCCGATCGACACAGCACCCATGACGAACAACGAACCGCTCGCACCGTTGGTACGCGTTTGTACTTTGAGTTTCAGCCCCCACGGCGCCGACGTAATGGCAGAGGATGTGGTTGTAATCGCCGGTGTCTGCGCGAGCAGCGTGCCGCCGACACCGCCCCACCGAAGAAAGAATGTCAGCGTAGGCGTAGCAGTTATGACGTTACTCCAGCGCCCTTCGGCCTCGAGCGACAACGTGCGGCCGTCTGCCATGTAGTTCGCGGGGATAGTAACATCGGGGAAGATGATCGTTTCCGTCGCTGTACTGACGATCTGCGCCCCGTCTGCTACTGCCCAAAAAATCTGTTCTGACCAGGATTGTCTGCTCATGGTATTTCCTTTACCGTGCGTTACCCGGCCCAAACGGGCGCGGTCGATGCGAAGTCTTGAATACGCTGATGATGCGTCCCTTGTCTGGCAAACCTACTGCAAAGTCGCCAGCCGACCAGTTGTTCGCGGTGCAAAGAACGGCAGCGGGGTTGGCCCAAAGGCCTGCGTTTCCAGACGCCGACCCAGAACCTAGCGCAATCGGACTGCCACAAATACTGGACCCGTTCTTCATAGCGATGATGGTAGTGCCACGAACTTCGACGTACAACACGTCGCCATTCGTAACAGCAGGGCCATCACTTCCTAGTTGCGTGAACGTCGCGCCCACTTTTTTGTAGACGCGCGTCTGAACGGTGTTGCCCTGAAGAAGTATGCGATCGCCGCCGGATTGCAACCGCACCATCGGTCCTGTGCCAGAATCAGTTGTCGTCTCTACTGTCGACCCAATCGCTACTTGGCACCACTGGTCGTTCGGGAACGATGCCGCGGTATAGCGCGAGGCCATCGACACCGAACCAGTCGCGTTTACCTTGGCCTCGTTCGAGACTATCGACCAGCCGGTCTCTCCGGCGAGATCAGTCCAGTTGGCGCCAAGTGTTCCGGCATCGGCGCGGTTGAAGTCGTCTGTCGCTAGGATAGTCATACCTGCGCCGCCGAGAATGTCGAGAAACCCATCTGATTGCGGTGGTTGCCGTCTGCCAAACTACCATCCCAAAAGCCCATACCAGGATTACCGTCTCCCCAAATTCTTGAGCCGTCAGCTACGAAGTTAGCGAGTAAGTCGTAGGTGAAAACAGTCACGCCATTGCGCGTCGCAGTTATGGTGTTTCCCGAGATTGTTCCTCTGTGAGTTGTTCCAGTGCTGATGTCTACGCCCGTTGCAACAGCGACGCCACCATTTAGCTCTTGGAACACGCCAAGCGCGCCTTCCCACCGTACCAAATGCAGATCGCAAGTATTGGTGCCTGAGAATACGTAGTCGAGTTCGTATCCGCGTGCGTTGCCGTTCGTGATAAGAAACCGCAGCAGAAGTTCGACCTCGATCTGATCCGTAGCGGCATTGAACATCACGCCTTCTGCATAGTGATTCGGCAGAAAGTTTTTCAAATGCGCGATCGAATCGGTAAAGCCGGATGACGGAAGTTGAGTGCCGAACGCAATCTGCCCGCTAGAACTTGAGTTGGCGCCAGTCTGCGGATCTGTCCACGACACGCCTTCTGAACCGCCGCGCGTCCACAGACCGCCTTCTAGGATTGGGTTTTCTGTGACAGGAAAGGAAGTGGTGTACGCAGTCTGAGCGACAGCGCCTATGGCGCCGCGCCGCAGCTTCATCATCTCTTCGGTATTGCCGCGGTAGGCCACGGCGGGCCTACGCTATCGTCAGGATGCCGGCGGCCTGATCCAAGTCGACCGTGAACGTCTCGAGCGCGAGCAGCGTCACCGCCGAACCGTAGTTCCACCAACCGATAAGCGGTCGCGCAGACGCCGAACCAGCGGTGTTGTTGTAGAGCACGGCGTACTGGAACGGACCAAAGCCGGTAGTCGCCGTAAAAACGAGATCGTTGCCGACGAGTTTGTACGTGCCGCCGGACTGCGAACTTGCAGTGATTGTAACCACCGCGCCACCGGCCGTGTAACCACCGCCGGTTGTCAAATCGAGCGCGTTCGACGTGGAAATCAGCTTCAACCCGACGCTCGTGTCGAACGCCGTATCCGCCGTGTTCGGCGACGTGTTCGTCAGCATGATCTTGAGGGAGTCGCTACCGAGGTTGTGTACCTTGTTGGCGATGTCCGCTACAAACGGCTGGAATTTGTTGAAGCCGGCCACTTAGGCCCCCACTGCGGCGCGCAACTTCTCGAGTTTGGCCTCGTAGTCCACCTTGAGCGCGGCGATCGCTTCTTCTGCGACGCGAAGATCCGCTTCGCGGGCAGCAAGCGCCTCGCTGGTCGCAACATTCGTTGCCCCGGCTGACGCAACGGCCAGTTCGCGGTCCTTGACGGCCGCTTCGCGCGCCGAAAGTGCGATGTCGACGCCCTGAAGGCGCGCGGCCTCGTCCTGAAGCTGCTTGGCGCGAGCCGCCGCGCCCTCGAGCGCCGCATTGACGGTTGCCTGGAGCGCAAGTACGTCGGTTTGCGCAGCCAGAGTGCGTTCTTGGGCGGCGTCCGCCGTCGCCCGCGCGTCGTCGGCGGCCAATTGCGCCGCTTGGATGGCGGCGAGACGTGCAGAGGCCGCGGCCGGGTCGGTGACGAGCGCCAGAAGCGCCATGACGCCGACTTCTGCCGGGGAACCTGTCTTGCCGCTCATGGAGATCATGGTTTTCCTACGTTACGTCGATCAGCGACAGTTTGTCGCCGGGATATACGACGAAAAAGAACATGCTGTTCGCCGGCAACCGCAGGTTGCTCGTCGTGGCGGTCGGCGTCGCGCCGCGGGTGGCGCTGAACGCGATGCAGTGCGCCTGCGCCGCGGCGGTGCTGACAGCGATCAAGTGCGTGTTCGCGTTGAACGCAGCCGATTCCGCATGCGACGCGCTGGTCGTGATGGTTTGGTCGGTGATGCCCGGCTCGGAGGGCGCCTGAACGACTTTGCCGGCGAATGTCGCGCCGATGTCCGCGTACTCTCTGATGTATGCCGTTGCCACTTACCCTCCGTGCATCTTGCGCAACGTCTGCGCGGGGTTCGCCTGCCGCTTCGTCTGCGTGCTGGCTTTGCTGCCCGGCGCCAGAACTTGCGCCGCATACCCGCCGACGCTTTCGCCGTGCGACTTTGCCTTCGCGGTAAAGGCGCCCGGGTGTTTTATTGCCCCGGCGATCCAGTGCTTTCCG